CACATCCACTCGCGCCGAATACGCCTTTAGCGGCTGATCCTCGGCTAAACCTAACGCCCTTGCTTTATAGGACGTTTGACCACCTTGCGCAAGAACTGACTTACTCGGGCAGCTATGAGCCAGCAGATCCCAGCTTCGATCCCGAGCCCGGTCTCCCCGGCGGTAGCAGCCCCTCAGGCCGCTCCCTCGGCGGATATGGGCTCAACCGCCTACCCGCAATGGGTGGCAACTACCCAGGGGGCGCCTTCGGCAACTATGCCCCAAGCGCCGTCGCCGGTACAACAGGTTACGGCCCCTTCTACCAGCAACCAGTCCAGCCAGTATCCGTCGGCTTACTCCCCGTCCAATCCGTGGGAAGCAGCGATGGGCAGTTTGGAACGGGTGGTCTCACGCCTCTCCCCGTCCCCCAGCCAGACAGCACAGTATCAGCAGAGCCCGGCACAAATGCCGGATACTCAACTGTACAGTCAGAGTTCACTGGCCCAACCGTATCTTTACCAGGCACCATCGGCTCAGCCGACCTCGTACAGCAACGGGTATACGACCCAAACTTCCTCTCCGACTTCTACGGACGCGCAACAGAGCGCTCAGTTAAGTCCCGCAACAACCGCCGTCGTTAATCACTTCGGCATTGAAGCTCCCGGCATTCTGAATCAGTATGCCACGGTGCTTGAGGATGCACTGATTCAACAGCACTCGGTGCTGGAGAATGTTGCAGCTCGCGGTCTGGCTATGGAGACCATCCTCACTGACCCGGATCATCTGGCCGATTACACCAATCGGTTCTTTACCGAGGTTTACCCTGTGGATGAGACTGCTCCTACCGAAAATTACCAGCCCCGCTACGACCAGCTGCCTGCTGTTCCGGCTTCGGCTGGTGCTGGCGCTCCTAGCGCTGATCCCCAAATCCAATGGCAAGGCTTTGGCCAAGTCATGAATCAGAGCCCCGAGCAAGCTTGGCGCTACCTGAGCCAAATGGGTCCTGAAGCTTTCCGCAGCAAGCTTCTTTTCCTGGATCAAGCCTGATAGAATCTGTTCGGAAGAAACGTGGGAGTCCCCGAGGGTAAAATCTCGGGGATTTTTTTATAATTAAACCAGTTAGAGGTTTTTATGCCCTTTGTGTCAGATAGCCAAAGACGCAAATTTTACGCGATGTCTGAGCGGGGAGAAATCTCTAAAGCCAAGGTTGAGGAGTATGAAAAAGAAACTAAAGGCGATCTTCCTGAACGTGTAAAGGCGAAGAAAAAAGCGAAGAAGTATACTGAATCTAAGAATAAATAAATTCATGCCGAATCCTCTTGGTCGCCGTCGGTCTTCGACTCCTTCTATACAGGAAGTTGAGCAACTGAAGCAGGAACTGGATCTGTTAAAAGCTCAGTACAACGCCGATATGGCAAACATCAGTGCCGACATGAGCACGTTGAACAATATCGTTGCAGCTTCAGGTCAAATCTGATTTAGTTAAAACTTAGAATGAGGCTATATGCCATAGCCTCGTGGGATACATTCCGTTAACGAACTATAAATACGTTTCAGGTCCGCATCAACTGCAAAGCGGACCGAATCATGAAGCGTTTTTAGTCGTATCTTCCGGCATTGTTGACATCGGAGCGGATCTCGGTCGGATTGCTCCCGGTATTCCTAACAGTGGTCTCTGGTATGTTACAGATGACTTTCGGGAAGTTCCCCCGGCTGTCTCTGGTTACTGGATTGACTATACCCCTGGCGTTGCGTATCAACCAAGCGGGGCTCTTAGTGCTGAAGAAGGATATAGACCTTTAGGTTTTTCAACAATCGCATACGCCAAAGTTCAAACTTCCTTTAGTTCGAACTTCGGTGTTCGGCAAACATTGCCTTACACATATTTCGGAGGTGTTGCGCCGGATAATCAAGATTATTCGCCCTATAAAACACCAGACTCCAATACGGTTGCTGAAGGTATTACGGGAGGAGGTGTAACTCACGGTCGCTACGAAGGTGGTCTGCTGACCACGGCTGTTAGTTCGGGTGTTGCTACACGAGCTGATTGGACATACAACCCTCCGGTCTATTGCCGTACATACACGGAAGCCACTAGGGCTCAAGTTCCTGGCTTGATGTCGGCTGTAATCCGCACGATCTACCGTGGCGGCTCAACTCGTTACGTTTCGAACCTGGGTTCGGTGTACTTCCAAGGTTCTGAGGGTGTACGTAACCTTGTCAGGACATTTAGTGCGTCTGTTAATTCGAGCAATCAGAAAGGTTAAACGCTAAAAATGCGACAAGGAAGTGTTCATATAGATGTTTTTTCGTTAAATTAAGTATGTAGTTTTTCGGAGGTTGACGCTTTGTTCGTCGACAATGATTTTCCGAAGCTGCTCGGTGCAGAGCTCTACCGTCCGCATCCCGCGTATGTTGTAGAGATGGCTGCAGAACCGGTTGACAACCCAGCCGCCTTTCTGAGTAATCAGAAAGTGACAACCCGGTGAATTGCTGGAAACCCTTCTTAAAAGATCCAAACCCTACAACGTAACTGGTGACAGTAAGCGTGAATGGTTAAAAAGTTTGGATTCTGGGGCAATCAGCAGCCAAGCCTCTCAGGAATGAGTGGAAGGTTCATCGACTAGGACATACGATCCAGACCGGATTATGAAGTCCACTAGCGCCGGGGCTCCCAGTATTGTTCGTAATTTTTTAATTTACGTTCAATACCTAACTTAGATTCTCCGTAAATAGCTCTAATTGCTTTAGCGTCCCTGATGTAACCTGGAAGATTAAACAATTGTTTTCCACGTTGTGTAGTTTCCTTTTTTATAAGGAGTTTGACTGCACTTACATCGAGAATCCAAGTTTGAAGTTGGTTGGCAAATTCTTCAGAAGCAGTGGTTACTTTAAAGCGTCGTTCTGTTATGGATCCGTCGCCGTCCCACACGCCTCTGAGGAAGTCCTTTTTAAATTCACGGAGGTCACAAAGAAGTTTTAAGGTGTGTGATTTGTTTGGAGTTATTCCTAATTTCAACAAGTCCTCTACCATGGATTTTTTACTAAGAACTAAGACTTTTTGAGGAGCACTAAGCTTCCCATTTATCTTAGAAGTCTTAGTTTTAAGTTCAGGTGCATCTTCACCTAAAAACTTTCTAAATTGCTCTAAAATTAGACTATCTTCTTCTTTTAAAGCAATTCGTACAGCCGTTAATCTAGGACTTATGTTTCCATCTGATGCCAGCAAACCTAAAAAATAAGCTTTATCAGGTGAATCGATGACCTTAAAATACCGGTCATCATAACTCATAAAAGAGTAAGTTTCTCCTGATTTTCTTATTCGTTTACCTGTTTGCTCAAAATAAGATGGAATACCTAATTGCTTTCTAGCTTTATAGAACGTCACCATTGTTACTCCTAGAATTTTTGCTGCTTCGACATCTGGCATTTTTGATGCCAACTCTCGAATAACAGCAGGGTCGGGAGAAAAACGATTGTAACGAGTCATTTTGGGAGCAAGATATAGTCAGTGCTCTGAGGATGAAAAACTCAGAGAGTGGATTTGAACCCGCAAATCCTAACACGTGTTGTTCACGACTTTTCCAAACAACCCGGCCAGACCGTTCAGCTTGACCGTTATCGTTTCTGGGGCAACCCTGGCTCTAAGGAGTCTCGGGAGCGCACTGCTGAGCAGACCATCGGTACTGCCAACAGCAGGAACATTGTGAAGGACAAAGTGCTGGTTACTCTTCGTGAGTACACCGGTCCTGCGGACCCTTCCGATCCCACTCAGCCGAGCACCTTTAAGATTGCTCGCGAAACCCTTATTACTGCTCAGCGTCTTCTGCTGGATACCGGTAACCTGACCGCTTTCCACCAGTCGATCGGCTCCCTGACTCTGCTCGACGACTATCGTCGTTGGCGTGATCGGGTGTTCATCAACGAACTCCTGAAAGCTGTTTCCAAGGGTCAGTCTTCTGACAGCCAAGGTGGTTACTACTACCCCGGTGATCTCGCCGTTGGTAGCCTCACCTACGCCAACGCCGAGCAAGCTAAGTTCGACGTTAAGGATGACCTGCTGCGCGTGGTGAAGAGCCTGCGTAAGCGGAACACTCCTACCTACCAGGATGGTTTTTATCGCTGCGTTTGCGATCCTACCTTCCTGATGCACCTTCGCCAGAACAGCGACTTCCGTGAAGTTGCTCGTTATCCCGGCAATGGTCAGATCAACCCCCTGATGTCCTCGATGCAGCCCAACGCTGCCATCTACATGGGTCAGGGCTTCGGCCAAGCCACCTTCGTGGCTGGTGAGCCGATCATGCCGACCGGTTTCGTGTTCGAAGGTGTTCGCTTCTTCGAATCGACCAACATGCCCTCGCAGAGCCAAACTGCGACCATCGGCGGTACTTCGTCTTCGTACGAGTCTGCTATCGGTATGTTCTTCGGTCCGCAATCTGTTGGTGTCGGCATCGGCGGTAACAACGCCCAAGTGCTGCTCAACAACAATGACGATTTCAGCCGTTTCATCATGATGATTTGGAGCCTGTACGCAGGTTTCGAACTCCTGAACGCTGACTTCGCCACCATTGCCTACTCATTCAACGCTTGAGGAGGTAATTAATCATGACTGTTAATCCCAACCAAATCTCGGTTGCCAAGATTTATCCTGGTAACTACACCAACGTTCTTCGTTATTGGCACGAAGAGAAGTCCGTCGTTTATCTGAACGAGAACGGTACTTCGCAAACTCTGACCAGCCAGCCTATTGGCGGTCCTGTTGGTGTTATCTTCCAGCCCGGCTGGATTGCTCAGCAGGCTATCGGCTACGTTGACCTGTCCTATCAGGCTCTTGGTAGCGTTAACCAGCTTGAGTATTACGCTCAACCTTACGGTTCCGGTCTGAACGGTTCTAACGGTTCGTTCAGCAGCGCCAACGTCATCATCCCTTCTCCTGATTACCACAAGGATGTTCGGGCTGATATTGCGGACGGTATTACTGTTCCTTCGGGCGCTTATGTTTACCGTGCTTCGCTCCGCGTTGATGGCGGCGATGTGGTCAGCAGCGGTGTTGGCGGCGGCGTGACTTCACCCTGCCTGACGCTGGTTCCTGCTATGAACCAGGGTCTCCGTGCAGACGGCACCGTGGTGTCTGGTCAGTTTGGTGTCACTGTGAGCGGTTTAAACAGCCGCATTACTAACGGCACTAACAACTCGGTAAACATTTTCAACTCCAGCAACTTGTCTGCTCTGACTGCAGATAGGACTTGGCAGTTGTTTGCCACCCGCAACCTTGGCGGTGTTGTTGCCTCTGGCTTAACTCTGGCTTCGGGTGTTTATGACCCCCGTGCTCAAGCAGGTAAGCTGTCTGGTAAGAACAAAGCTCTCGCTATTTGCGAAGTTTGCTGGATGGTTCCTGACGAAGCGCCTAAGCGCGACGATCTGGTTCTGCAACCCGCTGGCCTCGTGGAGTCGAGCACCTACACCTCGACCGTTCCTTCCTGATAAATTTAGGAAAAATAAAGGCCCCTCTTCGGAGGGGCTTTTTTATTAGAACATGAGAGGTACTTTTTCGTATTCAGGTCCGCGCTCTCTCCGTTTGTTTTTGCTCCACTCTCGAATACGTTCTATTTGTTGTCCGGTTGTAGTACCTGGATCTTTACCTTGTCCTAGTTTGTAAGCTAACCGTCTCAAAATTGTTTCAGCGTTAACGTTTTCTAAAGGTGTATCTGCCACGGATCCAACTACTGCAGGTATAAAGTCCATACCCCCCGTGGCCGCACTCGCCGCAGCTCCTCCGCCTCCAATAATTAAGGCATTTAAAATTCTTTGTGCCGCACTTGCTTCGTCGGGGTTGTACAGTTGCGCTACGCCTACGCCTACATCTCCTGCGAACGGAATATGTTTGAAAAATTTTCCCGCCAATCTAAAACCAGGAATTGTCGGCATTTTTAATCGGTTGCTGTTTTCAGTATAAATTAGGTAAACTAGCAATAGATACTGTCTGCATAATGACTGTCGCCGAAATCAAAGAATTTACTTACACCCCTAATGGTGTGAAAGTAGAAGTTGTTAGTTCACATGATGAAGGCGAATACTTCATGGTGCGCTCTTTGACGACGGGTAAAGTTTTTTTTGCTCATAAGAATCAGATCGATGAAAAAGTTACAGAAACCAAGGAGAGCGAAAAACACGTTAAGCAACGCCGTGGTCGGCAGGTAGTTAAGCCGGAGGTGCAAGCATTCACCCGCATCAACATCAATAGCGCCACACCGCAGCTCTTAACGCAAGTTCTTAAAGGCGTCGGAATGAAGACCGCTACTGAAATTAAAGAGCTGCAACAAGCTCAACCGGGTGAACGCTTCACCAAACTCGATCAGCTGAAGTCCATTAAAAACATCAACTGGGACGAAGTTTTAGAAGGCGATCACGTTTATGTCGAATAATACATTTCTCCTTTTTGAATTCTATATATAGTTGAACGGTTTACTTTGTATTCTCGGGCTAATTCACTTATCAAACCGTGTTTTAGCCCTTTTAATTTTTCACTAATTTCTATAACTTGTTCTTTAGTTATTTTAGAATTATGATTATACTCTCCGCTTATTTTAGGATTCTTATATTTTCTTCTATTTTTTACTTGTTCTGATTTACTTGCCCACTTACAGTTAGTTGGTTCGTAATCTCCGTTTACATTAATTCTTTCTAATGTGTAATTCTTTGGTCGGTCACCCATATCTTGTACAAAAGCAAAAAAACTCTCGCTATCTTTCCGCTTTTTTCTTTTCCACCGTTCACAAACTTTAATTCCTCTTTCTCCGTAATATTTATAAAGCTGCGTATTTGGGTTATAACAGCGTTGATTCATATCCGCCCAACAAGCGTATAAAGGGTGATCAACCAATCGTTTTAAGTTCACGTAGAATCAAGGAAAGAACAGGTCGTCGGTATTGTGGCACAGCTTTCGACGCAAGAACTAGAGCAAATTCAGAGTTATTTAGCTCAACAGGGTGTTGTATTTCAACCAGACACTACAGATGCGACTAAACGCGAAGTAGTTTATGCTGCAATTAATCAGCTAACTAGAAATCCAGCACAAGTATTTGGGTACAGATTAGACGATTTTAACTTTAGTCG